CTTAGTAAAGGAGAAATAAAATGGTTACAAGCAAACTAAATCTATTCGACACTTTTCAACCCTACACGGTAGGTTGGGAACGACACTTTGACAGACTACATGGTCAGGTCGGACTTCAATCACAGGGGTTTCCCCCATATAATATTCGTAAAGCAGATAATTTTATCTATGCAATTGAAATGGCATTGGCTGGTTTTTCTTCAGAAGATATTGAAGTAGAATTAGCAGATGGAGTTTTATCTGTTCGTTCTATTAAAGAAAACGATACTGATGATGGAACACTACATCGTGGAATCTCATATAGGAAATTTAAAAAGTCGTTTACTCTCGCTGACGATATTGTAGTTAATTCTGCAAAACTTGAAAATGGTCTTCTTACAATCGAATGTGAACAAATTGTTCCAGAAGAAAAGAAACCAAGAACCATCAAAGTTGAGTAATTAAAAAAAGTAAAAAGGGGGTTGACAAGGCTCCCTTTTTATGTTAATATGGTTTTTATACTATGAGGAATCTTTATGACAAATAAGGGTAATAAAACAATTTCAACAGAAAACGCAATGGTTAATGGCTATATGAATAAGCCATGGTGGAGAAATCAAACTCATATAATTGATTTACCATCACTATTTGAAATGGGCATCACAGATGAAGGTGATGATGGAACTAAAATTATTAAAAAACAAGAACGTATTTTTACCATAGAAGATTATGGTAAAATGTATCAAGAAGGTCTTGCCGCACATGATGCAAAGTTAAAGGCTGCATATGATAAAAGAATTAAGAACAGAACCGCTTTAAAAAAATTACATAAGGAGTTTAATAAAGATGGCTAGAGCAATTGAAGATATTAATGTTGATGGTATTGAAATACCACCAGAGAGTGAAACTAATCAAGTAGCAAAATTTGATAGTTGGCGTGAAGTTTATAAAAATCAAAACCCAAATGCAACTGATGAAGATGCACAACTTTATGTTGATAACAAGCGTAAACGTAAAATTAAAATAGCACAAGACAAAGTTATTTTTACAGAACTTGAAAAAAAACTTGAAGCTGAAAATAGAATGGATGACCTAGCAAGTGAACTTTCTGAAGATAATTATTTTCACCCGATACACTTTACTCAAGCAGAAGAAGATGGTGCTATACCTGTAGATCCAAATGGTGGTAAAATACTTGTAAATATGCGTCCTCAACTTGCAGTAAATATTATGTGTGTTGATCTTCCATTGGATATTATTGATGAGTTGAATGATCATATTGATAATACAATTATTCCAAATAATGAAGACTTTTCTAATAAACTGATTGGTCAAATTAATCGTGACAAAAGATCAGCACAGCTTAGATTTCCACATAAAAAAGATGAAGATGAAACTGGAAAAATGTTTGCTGATGTTTTAGAAGGTCTTGCAAAACAATATATTAAACAAACAATTGATACGGATTGTGTGCCTGAATTAAATGATATGTGGACTATTCATAGTTATGAAGGTGACTATAATCCTCTACATGATCATGGGTCAAAAACTCCTATTGGATTGTCCTGTATTCTTTATTTGAAAGTACCAAAACAAATTGAAGCTCTTGAACCTGTAGATAGTTTGAATAATTCATCTGGTGCTGTTGATGGATTTACCTATCTTCAATGGGGAACAAATGGTATGCGTGATGTTAATATTCTTCGGCCAAAGACAGATGAATATGTTAAGCCAGTAGTTGGAACTTTAATTATGTTCCCATCATGGTTGCGTCATAGTGTGAACCCATTCTTTGGTGAGGGTGAACGTAGAACATTTTCAGCCAATATTAATATTGGTGGGCTTCATTATATGAAATCTGGATACGAATATCAAACAGGAAAATCTGAATAATGACATTAGAAGCAAGTATTTGGTTTCCAACTCTTATATGGCAAGATAAATTAGATATTGATTTATCTTCAGTAGTAGATGGAGTAATGAAATTAAAGAGTGCATCAGATGGTGTTAAGATAACAAATTTTGGTGGTTGGCAAAGTGAAAGCCAATCATCTTGGGGAATAGCAAAAGATATAGGCAAAAATATAGATTCTCATATGAATGAGATTGCTAAACAAACACAATTACCAGAACTAAAACTAAACAACTTCTGGTATAATGTAAATACTTTTGGTGACTATAATACTTTACACAATCATCGTGGTTCAATCTTTAGTGGTGTGTTTTATATTGATGTTCCCGATACCAACATGGGCAATATTAATTTTGAAAGAGGTGATGATATTGCTTACTATATGCCTCCTCTTGAAAAGTATAATAACTTTACTGGTGAAAGAGCATCATATGTGCCAGAAACAGGTAAGCTTATAATCTTTCCTTCATGGTTAAAACATTCAGTTGATGGATGTAGAAGTAAGAAGAATCGCATTAGTATGTCTTTTAATTATGGAATAAAATAAATGAGTGTAGAAAAAATACAAATGAAAATACTTCAACCAGCAGCAGTTAGTATGCTTAGAGTTGAATTACCTAAACCAATGATAGATGAAGTAAACAACTATATTGATGAAACTGTTATACCCGAAAACATAGATCATTCTAGTAATTTAGTTGGACAAATTAATCGTAACAAACGATCATCACAACTAAAATTTAATTTTGATGATTCAGACACATCTAAAATGTTTAAAAATACTTTAAGTGGTATAGGAACACAGTTTTTACAAAATGCTTATCAAAGGGCATCTAGGGCTGAAGCATATGAAGGTTGGACTATTCATAGTTATGAGGGTGATTACAATCCTTTACATAGTCATGGTGTTCAAACTACAGCTGGTTTATCTTGTATTGTATATTTAAAAGTACCAAAACAAATTACAGAACTTCCAGAACCAATTGGTGGGAGTCTTAATCATGCGTCTGGAGCCACAGATGGAATGACAGCATTTCATTGGGGGCATACATCTGGAAAAGATCACTATGAATTAAAACATCCAACAACAGCTATGATAAAACCAATTGAGGGGCTTATGATATTATTTCCAAATTGGTTAAATCATTGTGTAAACCCATTCTTCGGTGAAGGTGAACGCAGAACATTTTCTGCAAATTTTAATATTTATGATAATGAAGGAAATGAATGAAATACAAATATAATGAAGAATATGCTTTAGGAGAACTAAAGGATTATATTGACTCTACTTATGGAGCTCACTACAGCAAGGAAAGATTCCAAGCTACTGAGTTTATCATAGATGGTGGTCATGGTGAAGGTTTCTGTATCGGCAATATACTCAAGTATGCACAACGATATGGAAAAAAGAATGGCAAGGACAGAAAAGACTTGCTAAAGGTTATACATTATGGTATAATAGCACTTTATATTAATGAAATGGAGAATTTAAATAATGAAACTAAGTAACTACACAACTTCTGTACTGAAGAATTTTGCTACAATTAATCAAAACTTGGTGATTAAAGAAGGCAATACAATTACAACTATGTCAGCAATGAAAAATATTATTGCAAAAGCAGAAGTTGAAGAAACATTTCCACAAGAAATTGCTATCTATGACTTAAATGAGTTTCTAGCTGCTATGTCCTTGTTTACAAATCCTATATTGGATTTTTCGGAAAATCATGTAATGATTAAAGAAGAAAATAATACATCAAACTCTTTGAAGTATTTTTATTCTGATCCATCAGTTGTTACTAGTCCTAGTAAAATGATTACTATGCCTTCCAATGAAGTTAAGTTTACAATGAGTAATGAAGACTTATCTAAACTAAAGAAAGCAGCTGGTGTAATTGGTGCTCCAGATATGGTTCTAGAAAAAAATGGTTCTGGTTCATCTCTTACCGTGAAAGATAAGAAAAATGATACTGCAAATAATTATTCTCTTGATGTTGCAACACAAGGTGATGGTGAGTTTAATTTCTTCTTCAAAGTTGAAAATATGAAACTTCTTGATGGAACATATGATGTAGAAATTTCATCTAAAAATATTAGTCATTATCAGAACAAAAGTTCTGATATAGAATATTGGATTGCGTTAGAGCCTGAATCAACTTATACTGTTTAAGTTGAGAGGTATATATTATGGAAACTTTTTTGTGGGTGGAGAAATACCGCCCAACCAATATTAATGACTGCATCTTACCAGATGAACTAAAGAAAACCTTTGGTCTATTTGTTAAAGATAAACACATACCAAATCTAATTTTATCAGGTGGGCCAGGCGTAGGTAAAACTACAGTTGCAAAGGCCATGCTTGATGAAATCGGTGCAACGTATATGATGATAAATGGTTCTGAGGAATCTGGAATTGATGTTCTCAGAACTAAAATCAAGAACTTTGCTTCTACTGTTTCACTAGAGGGTGGACGTAAGTACATCATTCTAGATGAGGCAGATTATTTAAATGCACAATCTACGCAACCAGCTTTGCGTGGGTTCATGGAAGAATTTCACAAGAACTGTGGATTCATACTTACTTGTAACTATAAGAATAGATTGATACCACCACTACATTCAAGATGTTCTGTGATAGATTTTATTATTCCTAATAGTGAAAAACCTAAACTTGCACAGAATTTCTTTACTAGAATACAAGAAATTCTTGGTAAAGAAAATATACAGTTTGATACGAAAGCTGTTGCTGAATTGTTGAATAAACACTTTCCAGATTGGAGAAGAGTTCTAAACGAGCTTCAAAGATATTCAACATCAGGTAGAATTGATGCTGGTATATTAGTAAATATGTCTGAGGCAAATATCAACGAACTTATAAAGTCTCTTAAAGAAAAGGAGTTTACTAATGTTCGCAAGTGGATTGTTAATAATCTTGATAATGACCCTGTTCGTATTTTTCGTAGGGTTTACGATAGTCTCTATGACCATCTTGATGGCTCTACTATTCCTCATGCTGTTGTTATTATAGCAGAGTATCAACACAAAGCAGCCTTTGTATCAGACCATGAAATTAATCTTCTTGCCTGTATGACAGAGTTAATGGGTCAGGTGAAGTTCAAATGAAAATAGTTAAAACAAGAACCGAAGACATAGCAACTACACAAATGAAAACAATAAATCAGTATATGTTGTATGATATACCAAATGAAA